AAGTGAAAATATTGATAATGTGAATAAGTTCCTTTTTTGAGTGTGTCTTATGTATGATTGTATTATTTTTTGGCATTTTATTATTAACATAGAAAATAATATTACATATATATAAATATGCCCCCCAAGAAAATTTCCAAAAATGTCCCAGATGTTCCTCCCAAAGAACAAATGAAATCTAGCGAGATACGAAAATTGATTAAACAACATAATGTCTTGATGAGTATAGTTATTCCAAAAGGCACTGATAAACAAGGTCTTATAAACTTGATTGAAAAAAATGGATATAAGATAAACCATAAAGAAAAAAAACTGGTATTAGTTCAAGGTGGTGGTAATGCTATGAAGAGAAAACCAAGAGAGGTAGGTATGCCACCAGAAAAAACCAAAGAAGAAAAAGAAGCTATGATGAAGAAGAGAGAGGAAAACAAAGTAAAGAAAAAGAAACAAGAAGGCGACCTTATCAAGAAGGGTGCTGTATTAGGAAAGGTTGTGCGTAAGAGAGGCAAATTTTCTAAACCATTGAAACTACAAAATACAGATGAAGTGAAACAACTTAAATATGAAAAAGCAAAGAGAGAAGGTAAAGGATGGACTACGATACAAGATTACGAACTTAAGAAAGAAATAGGAATTAAAACAACTGCCACTGAGGAACAGATGTATAAAAAGTCAATGGCAGATAAAAAAAGAATGGACGAGGCGTTCAAAAAGAGAGAAGCAGAAGAGAAGAAGAAGAAAGAGGAAGAAGCGAAGAAGAAGAAAGAGCAAGTAAAGAAACCAGAAACAAACAAAAAATATACTAGGTTTGTAGATGGTTATACTGCCAGTGAGAGAGAGAAAAAACATAGAAATTTATTAAATGATAATAGAGAGAAATTAGAGAAAATGAAAGTTTCCAAAGTAGTAGATGGTGTCAAATATGATAATGAGTATGATTATAGAAGGGCAATAATGAAAAAAAATCAATATTACAAAACTGGTCTTAAAGATTATAGAGATGTTAGGGAACTATTAGGATTAAAAGTATTGGTGAAGAAAGGTGAAGAACCAGAAGACCAGAAGCCGAAGAAAAGAAGGTTAATAGTCAAGAGAAAGGGTAAGAAAACAAAAGTGATTGATGTTGAAAAATAAAATATATCCTATAGTATAAAAGATGTATAAGTTTGAATGTTATAGATGCTGTAAGAAGTGTGAAAAAATGAAACAAAAATATTTAGAACAAAAGAGGATAAATGAGGAATTGTTACAATTGGTTTCAAATTTGAATGATACTCAAGTTGAAATCAAAAAATATATAACATTAATCACAGAAAAAAAATCTAAACAATTATAAATGGAACTTGAGAACATTATAGAAATACAAGAAATAAGAAAGATATTAAGTGATACACCATATCTTATATTCTTTAATGATATGTGTGATATAATAAAAGATAAAGGTGATAAGCATATTGAGTTGTTATTACAAGATGATTTTTTCCAAGATGATATAATTGTAGATAGTGATAGTAGTGAGGAGTGGGGAACTTAAGTATCAAAAAATAATATTGTTTTCAAGAGGCTGTCTTTTCTTTTATGTCTTTTATTTATTTTGTTATTTAAAAAAATATAATAATTTATATGATTAATTAGATTTTTTTTGTTTGCGTCAAATTGTTTCTGTAAGAGTTCATACTTATAATTCATTTTAATAATATACAATATATCATTTGGGAGTTTCAAATTTTCAATGAATAATATTTTTTTATAACTTGTCATATCTTTAGAATAATACAATATTTTATTTTTATATATGATATGTATTTATTTCTTATATATAACCTTAAAATTGAATATTCCTCATATGAAATGGCAATAAATCTAAATATTTCCTCTCCACAACGCGTAATAATCTAAAGTTATGTCAAAAAGGTATAGAAATTGATATAAAATTATAATTTTATTGTATTTTAGACCATAAAAGACCATAAATCTAATGAAAAAGGAACATTTTTGCGGTTTTATTTATTTTTTTAAGGGGTATATAAGGAAAATGTTTAATACACGATAAAATTGTTTTATTATTTATATATTCCCTCTTGTATTTCTATGATAAAATAAAATGGCATAATTTTAGATTATTTTTTGTTTGATTTCTTTGGTTGGTTTGCTTGAAGGATTTGTTCTATTATTGTATTATCTAAAATTTTAGACCTCTGTATCTTATAAATCACACAAGATCCATTATCAATCTTGGAGAACTTACCATCTGGGTTTGTAATCTGTGTTGTGATTTCACTTATATTCATATCATTTGTAATTGTTACTTCACGGCTATCTCCAGAGAAGTAATAATCACCATCACCATTTTCTTTATTCACTACATCTATAATTGGTAATATGCTATTTCCATCTCTTCCTCCTATGAAATTATTTCCACCCAATAATAAATCACTCCTTATACAATAATAAGGATTAATCATTCTCCGTGGTAATAACTCACCAGATATATTTATTGAATTGGTTTGTTGAACTATCACTGGGAATTGTGTATAGGCACTCCCTCTAAATGCTTGTCCCGTTTTCTCTCGGTCTCCACTACTATCCGTTTTGTTTCCTACTATTCCATTAACCCATCCTTCATAACCAATTGGTATTGTAATCTGTGTTGTATATTGAACTGCTCCGTATCTATTCACAACAAAATCTTTTGTTTCTGTTGATACTATTTCACTATTAGTTGTGATATATCTTAATTTATTTTGATTTTTAGTTGATATTCGTGCCATATAATTATTTGAACTATCAATCACATCTGGGTTTATCTGTTCCCAACTAAATCCCAAAATACCTAACAAACTATCATTTATAGTATCCTCTGTTATTCCTTGGTTCAAATTTAAAATTATTCCAGTTTGACTATCTATGATAGAATATGGAACTATGGCATTATTTAATTTATCATATTTAATTTTACCAAAATTAGGTATCCCATCCGTTTCTGTAATAGTCATCCACGCTGGGTCTGTAAGTGGAGCATCAACCCATATCTCACTAGTCTTTAGACCACCAGAAACTACTCCTAATGCTTCAACTCCAGATGGACTGCCATATGGTTTCATTTCTGGTGTCCAAGACCAAAAGTTTAATTGTTTATTTATCTTGTAAGCATTAGCACCAGCACTAGATACAATTGGATTATATGTCGCACTACTGGGGTTGTTGTCATCCCCAGCATTGTATTGTTGTCCTACATTCTCAGCTGTATGTAATTGTGTGAAAGCAAAATGTCCGTCTTCATTATATATCACTGCTCCATTATTACATCCCAAATATGTCTGTGTCACTAATGGTGCTAAATTAACTCCTCTCTGGTATCGGTTTTGATTATCGGTTGTATTGAATGTCTTTGATGCTAATATAAATCCCTCTTCGTCGTCATACATATAATCAGTATATCCAGAATATAATTGGCAACATACTATACCATACGCATTGAAATGCCAATCCCAACCTATTTGTCTTGTTCCAGCGGTTATATTTCCATCAAACTCAAAAATATAATTTTGTATTCCACCAATTAAATCTGGTCTCAATGCTATATAATAATCGTCTCCATTTTTATATCTTGTAGCAAATCCATAACTTAAATCATTGAAGTCATCTCCGCTAGTAAATTTGTCTTCATTTGATTTATCATATTTGAAAAAAAATGGCATTGATGCTCGGTTTGAACCCTTATCCTCATAGTTGTCATATCCCAAATCATTCCCTATATTCCCAGCGGTTTCTTTATATCTATTAATATGTAGAAATCTTGAGTTTTCAAATGTCGCATCTGGATGGTCTATAGTTCCACCAAATACGGCTGGTGTTCCTACAAATAACTCTGGATATAACCCTTGTATCTTGAAAATATTTGATAATTTTATTAAATTATCTTTTGTATATAATAATGATGTATTTATTGCTGTATCTAATACGGGACCGCCGTGAGGGTCTTTTGTTATAGCATTATTAACAAAATGATGCTCTGTATATGATTGAAACTCCCTACCAACAAAAAATAAGTCTGGTCTATTACATCCTATATATTGATAGGACCCATCATAATTTTGTGCTTGGAGAGTATTTGAAGATGCCATAAAATCATCAAAACCTTTCTTTTGATTAGTTAGAAAACCAGCACAATTAAAAGGTTTATAAGTCTTAGTTGAATATAAGCGAGAATATATTTGTGCTCTGGCTGGTTCTCCATTATCTTCTATATCTAATTCCACTAATGGTCTCTCTTCTTGTATCTGTTCTGTTAGTCTATCTGCTATATTTTCTGGTGAGTTATATCCTTTAGGAAGTTTCAAGTTTAGAACTTCTTGATATAGATGATACTTTTGAAGTGCTGGGTCGGTTTTAAGATGCGTCCAGAATGTCGTGCTTTCAGCATTATATTGAAAATTTTGAACCATTTTATCTTTTACTAATATAGCAAATTTGCCACCATCAGTTCTAGGTTTAAAATAACCATCCTTTCCTTCAGTAGTATCATAAAAAAAAATCATATCAGCCAAACACATTGAATATTCATCACCACCCTTTCCTCTTTCATAATAACATCTTCCATTAGCAATACTATCATCCCCAGTCCATAATTGATATGCTATATTTTTTTGAAACTCCAAAACTTTGTCTTTTTCGTCGTCAGCTGTAGGATATAACATTCGCGGTTGTTCTGGTAAGTATCTTCTTGGTAAGAAATAATATCCCTCACCATTAGTATTACAATAATAATTTATAGGAACATTTATCTCATCATCTCTAGGAAAGAACTTATAATCCTTAAGTGTTACTCTTGAATATTCTGTAGTATCTGTTTTTTCTCTGGCATTATCGGGTTGAATACCAAAATTTTCTACATCTGTATATGGGATTGATAATTCTTCATCTCCAGTTTGTATGCCATTAATCTCAATAGCATCTGGAATACCACACCCTCTTTCATTTATAAATGAATATGATACCGATACTTTATCACCTCTATTAAGTTTTATATTCCTTCCTAATCTATTTGTATAATGTGATGATATAGATTTATCACCTCCTAAATATTGAACTGAAGACCGACTATTACACTCAAGCATCTCTATATCAGTATATTCTGTTTCTTGGTTCATAGTTGTTTATTATATATATACAAGATTTTTATTATAAACCTTTTTGGCATATAAAAAGTAATATAGAATGCCAAATTGGTTTAAATATCTTTTATTGCCAAAATGGTTTAGTGCGTTTATTTCTCTAAAATTATTTTCTAAGTATAAGTATAAAACAATGAACCAAAGAAAATTACAAAAAGACCTCAAATTTGGATTTAGGAGTGAAGATACAGCCAGAAAACATCTTAATAAATATTTTAAATGTGAATTATTCAATACCAGAAGTGATGACAATGACAAATACAATAAGTTTGATTATAGAGGAACTCTTGAAGATGATACAAAAATAAAGGTTGAATTAAAAACTCGTAGATGTAACTTTGGAGATTATCCAGATTTACAATTTGAATTGGGAAAGATTAAAGAAACAGAAAAATTTATTAAAGAAAATCCAACGGCAAAATGTTATTTTGTTTGGAGATGTATTAATGAAGGTTGGGGTGAAAATGCCTTCTATGTATGGGAATATAACCCAGAGGAATATTTTGAAGGAGAAGGTGGCAGAAGAGATAGAGGTATTGATGAATGGAAAATATTATGTAAGGTAGAAAATAAATACATCTCTAAGATGTTTCCTTAACATAAACATTTTTTATTGTATCTATATCAGTTCCCATTTTATTTGATAATTTCTTTTCTATCTCCTTAACATCTTTTAATAAATCACTGGCTACAATTTTTCTTATAATTGTTGTAGAGATACTCTTACCTATATATTTTTTTGATGTTTTTATTAACAATTGTGATATAGCATTTCTAGTAAGTGGAAACAATATATCACCATTTTTAAGATTGTTTATTCTCATATACATTCTAATTATCTTCTCTAAAGGTTTGGAAATTTGTATGATTTTCTCTGCGTATTTCTTACTCGTTTTATAATCGTTTAATATGAACTTAAGTGAGGTTTTCTCCATAACAAGATAATTGTTATCTTCTTTCTCTTTATCACTCAATTTATTATAAACCTTTTTGGATATTATCTTCATTTGTGAGAGGTCATTTCTCATAGGGTTCTCAATTAATATGCTTAAAATACAATATACCATCAATAATTTCTTTTCTTTAGCTGTGAGTGTATCTTTCTTTTTCAATTTTGGAATGTTTAAATCATCTTTGATTTTTGAGATAAGGTTTCTTAATTCATCAATGGATATGAAGTTCTCTTTTTGTTTATCACTTATTACACCAGATTGTTGATTTTCAAGATATTTAGCATTTAATTCATCTCTAATTTTATTGTATTTATCAATTAATTCTTTATCTTCTCCAAGTGCCATTAATAAAATAATGATTGAATTATAATAGTTTCTTTGTGTTGTAAAATGTTTGTCCTTTAATTTATCTTGAACTTTTCCAATATCTTTTAAAAATTTGTAATCATCTGTTTCAAATATTTTCTTTAGTTTCAAGAGGTTTCCTTCATACATCTTAATTGTGCTATCTTTGATATTAGGTCTGGATTTCTTGATTGTGGCATTCAAGTTTTCTACTTTCATTTATTATAAGGTTAGATTTTTTTTTTGATAAAAAATTAATTAAAAAAAAGGGTATTTTTTTCTATCATAGAAATTGGTGATAATCATACTTTAGATCTTTTTGATTTTATCGTAATGATTTTTAATTTATAGGGGTTGATAAGGAAAAATATTTCATTATGATAAAATTGAAAAATAAAAATTACAAATTTGCTAGGAATATCAAAGGAAATAAACCAAAATGGCACACTATAATACATTTTATTTGCCAAAAAGGTTTAACCATACATAGTCTCTATCTGTCCGTCATTTGGGTTCATTTCCAATTGTCTTGCTACTTCAAGATATACAAATTGCGTATAATCACCATCATCTAAACCTTCACCTTCACCATTAACTCCTCTGGCATTCATCGTTACTTCAATACCTTTTGAACCAACACGCTCACCAAGGTTCAATCTAAATCCTTGCCAGAATTGTGTTCCTTTTAATCCAGCCGTCTGTCCTCTACCTTCATATTTGTGTGAAGCAGTGCCATCTAAAACTAGTGCCTCACCAGAAGCACTATATACTTCTCTTGTTGTATGATAATGTCTTTTGTTTGAATTAGTTAGATTAAAGAAATGTCTTGAATTGTTCTTCAAATTTAGAGGATATAAAAACCTTTCATTATAGAAAACATTGGTCTCTAATTGTCCGCTTTCTTTCGTAGTAGGTTTCATTGCTAGTGCTTGATATTTATTTAGGATTGATAATTCTTTATTACCAGTAGGAACATAAGCACCAAATAATCTAGTCACAATCATTCCAGCACCACCAACATTTCTAACATTAGTCTTGGCTGTATCTTTTGTTGCGTCACCATCATTAGCAGTGATAGTCTGTCTTGATAAAATATAATCAAAGTAAGGATATTGTGTTGGTTCATCTTTCTTCATCTGTTCTAGAGATTGCTGTGGGTAGAAAATGTGGTCGCTAATGAGTTCAACAGAGTTCTGGTCTATTACAAATTGTTTATCAGTATTGCCATCATCTTTCTTACATAGAGATACTCTATCATTTATAACATCACTGAAATACAATTCAATTTGTATTCTATCACTTTCAAACATAAATAGAGGGAGATGATTATTTGATGCTAGGAATGGGAATAACTCGTGTAATGAAATAGAATATGATGGTGATAGATTACTGCGTCCATCTTGAGTTGTAATATATTGGAAATTGTGATGGCATAATCCAGATTGCTGTGCCTTTCCTTGTGAAGAACCTTCATCAGCATCTAAAATACCTACAGTCGTGTATTCTCGTCCATTTGCTAATCCATACCTCTGGGCTGTAATACCTTCATCACTAAAAACTGGTTCAAAATCCATATCTCGTCCAGAGAGGTATTGTTCTCTCTGTGTTTGTAAATCATTTGATTTCATCATAGAACGCAAACTGGAAAAATGTGCGAACTCATCCATATCACTAATTACTCTTCCAGATGAAGTTCTTAGAACTGCTCTCTTAATTAATGAATGAACTCCTACATTTGGAGGGAAATATCCCCTCTCAACATCACCAGTGGGAACGACTGAAAATGAAATAGATGAGGTTGGTGATAAGTGACCTTTTGGTTCTAATTCAAATCTAGCGAATAAATTATCACTAGTGAAAACAACTGGACGCAACACATCACTATCTATTTGTTGTCCCGTAGTCAATACGGCTGGTGGTTTAATTTTCAAAATCTCTGGTTTGCTATTGCTACTCATATTTATATTATATGAATATTTAAAAATACATCTTAGAAAAATTATCAAAAAGGGAAATTTACTGAACAACTTGAATACCATTCTGGTTGAAAAATACACTTTGTTCGCTATTCACAAAGATGAATACTGAATGAGGATTGTTAGATGTTAAACCACTTTGGATATTCATTCCCCAATTTTCATCACGGAAATCGCTCCCTTCACCACCTAATTCATCATAAGTTATTCCTAATCCAAAGACCATTCCTCCATCTGGAATATTAGTATATTGGGTCCTTACATCATTAGGGTCTGTATCTGTTTGAGCTGGTGTGAAATCTCTACTTGTATTGATTACCGATAATGTGTTTCTCATATTTGAAGAAAATTTCTGGATAGATGATACATAATCCTTGAGAATAACTGGGTCTTCTAATACTTGTTCTGGACTATCTCTAATTACAGAGTTTAGTTCAAAATGTTTTGGATATAATCTACCACCTTTAGTCCATACAACCTTCTTAATGTTTGCCACACTATCATCTAAATTAGAAAGCATAAGAGTGGAATATCCATTCTGTTTTCTGTTATTAAGATATGATGATGGAATAAATGATGAAACAACACTTCTTACTTTACTTAAACCAAGATTGAATGAAACATTCGCATTTTGAGAATTTATTGTATCATAGTAAGATGAAATTGATTGATATGTGAAAACTGGTTTCACATCACTAGGGATAGTATCTTGAACTTCACAAACTAACTTCAAATCACTGAACTCATAATGAGCGTCATTTAAAGCACTATCTTTTCCAGTAAGAGAGTATATAACTTGATTATCACTAGCAAGGGAGAGGACTAATTCAATACCACCGAGCATATCATTAGATAAGGGTATATCACTTGTGCCATTTAGAAGACCACAAGGGAGGGGGCAACAGAACTCTTGAGGTTTTCCAGAATATACTACACTTTCATTAAATCCTTTCCAATTAGGGAATGTGAGTAATTGTGATGATAATGCTGAAATATTATCTTTCACAGATGCGGTATTTGGAAGGTAATTTGATAAGAAATGTGCGTAATGTCTTATGTTCTCTATTGTTTGCTGGTGACGAATTGAACGACTAGTTAAACTTTCAAAACAACTATATACACCTAATCTTTCATCAACCGCCATAGGGGAAGAACCAGCCGCCCCAGATGATTTAAAAAATTGAACCTTTCCAACAATTCTTACAGATGAGGGAATAAGGTTTGAGTTCATTGCTGGTATTTGAAAGATAAGATTTGCCATACCTTCTCTAAAACTTACTTTGCCAGTTGAGGGAACATTTGAAGCACCAATCTCTAAGTATCTATTTGCCATTTATTATTTAAATATATTTTATTTTTAAGATAAATTTGTAAAAAAGTATAAACCAATTTGGCAAATAAAATATATATATGAATGCCATTTTGGTTTATAATTATTTTTATTGCCAAATTGGTTTATTCTTTGAGTTTCTCTTCCATATATAGTTTCTTTAATAATGAATTATTTTTTCTTATTGCTTCATCATTATCTTTAAGCCATTTCTTATATTCACCATTCCAATCAACTACATCTTTGTTATTATAATACCTTGGAGTTAAAGGAATATATCTTGCGTCATCCACGATTTCTTTTTCCAATGTTCTTAAACTTTTTCTTTTTCCCATTTTTAATATATGAAATATAAAAATTTTATATATTATAATATTAAAAAGGTATGTCATTAATTATTACGGGAAACAAATTAGTTGCGAATACAACTGGAGCGGTAAATGAAGGTATAGAACAAAACCCATATCAATATAGAAATTTTCTTAAAGAAACTATCACATTACAACCCAATAGTGAAGTAGCAGTTCAATCAGTTAAAATCAATAAATCAAATAGTATCAAAGTTGTTGGTGATGATGGTTTTTATATGATGTGGAATAAAGATATTATTGGTTTAGATGATGGAACTACAAGTGCCGATACAACTGGCTACGAGGTATGGTGTCCTTTTCTTGAAGGTGGTGAATTGTCAAAATCATACTCATTAGGGCAATTTAGAGAGGCAGTAAGTAGTGCTTTAAAAAAAGGTGTGCCTCATCCAGACTTATACAATATTAAAACATCTAATCCTAACTTCAATCTACCTTTAGCAAGTGATAGATATGATAGTTCATCTGGCAAATTTTTAGGATTTGATTTAAGTATGGTGGAGAGAGATACAAATGAAGATTTAAATATAGTATCAGAATGGGATTTAGTTGATGTTTTCAAATGGTATTATGATGATGACCCTCTTGATATTGAGTTCTCAAAAGAAACCAAAAATAGTATTAGTGTAGCCCGTTTCACAGCGGAAAAGGATGCCGTCACCAATCCTATCATTGATAATGATTGCGTTATCACACATTCACCTATAACTCAATTAGGTGGTAATTTAAGATTTGATTTAGATGGTGTAGTTGAAGATGAAACAGATTGGCATATTAATACCGAGTTTGGTGTAGGATTATGTAGAGCAAAACCTCAAGATGCTAGTTTTTATCCATTTGGAATTAATTTTGATAATGGTGGAAACCTTCCAAAGGAAAGTGTAGCGATAGACCCTAATGATACATATTGCGATTTTATGATAAGGTCTATTAAGAATGGTTCTAATTTTGAACTTGTATTATGTCAAGCATCAACTAATCCTCTTGATACTGATGAGGTTGTTATGAGAGAAATTGATTATTATTCATTTGCCAAGAGTGGTTCTGTAAGTGACCCAAAATTAAGTGATGGAAGTGGTGGAAGATACTTACTAAATACTAATGATGAAAAGATAAAACAATTTCTCATAAGAGTAGAGAATGAAGTAGTCAAATTTTATTTTAATAAATATGCTGGATTAGATACTGGAAATAATCCTCTTGATTGGGGTTATTGGGAACTATTTTGCTCTTACGATTTGTATAATTGGAGTGGTGGAGATAGTGCTGTTAATTATAAACCACATTATCCAAAACCAATTAATCAAGGTTGTTGGTCTATGTATCCTAGAGTTTATGTGAGAAAAATGGCATCTACCGATGATGATAGGTATGTTGATATTTCTTGTTGGTCTGGTGTTGAAACAAATGATAAACAATCTATACCATCACCATATTTAAATCCTAATAATGATTGGAGTGCTAGAATGTTGAGAGCAAATGAACCAGCTCCAATTGAAGAAATAGAACAAAGATTTTTCAATAATCAATCAAATACACAGAAATATTCATATCAAACACTCACATCTGGTAAGCAATTCAAAGAGCAAATTTTCGCACTCATTCTACAGAAAGACCAAAAACATTATGTTCATACAACAAATATAATGAGAGATGATTTCATAGGAAGAAAGATGGGTTTTGAAAATATACCTATATTAAGACCTACTATAAATGGCAGTGCTGGAACATATGACAATGGTATTGGTTGGATATATAAATCAACAGATACTCCATTAATGGTAAATAGTGGTTCTCATTTTGTAAGATTAGATAATTATACACAGAAAACTCTTAATGGATTGGTAGGGAGACCATCAAAGATATTATATACTATCCCTTCTTTTGATAATGCGGGACAGAATAGTGGATTGCTCTTTTATGAACCAGCAGACAGAGTATATGTAAAACTTCATAACCCTCAACCTCTCACGATAAATACATTTGATATATCTATTTGTGATGAAAATGAAGTATTAAGTCAAGAATTACTAGACCAATCATTAGTGACACTCCATTTTAGAGATACTCCATCTATGAATTAAAAAAATATATATATATAATAAATGAAAGTAGTTATCAAAAAATCAACAAATTCAAAAAAGAAATATATGGCAATCTTTTATGATGGAGACAAAAAGATCAAAACCACTCATTTTGGCAGTGCTGGTATGAGTGATTTCACAATACATAAAGACCCAGAGAGAAAACAAAGATATTTAAATCGCCATAAGAAAAGAGAGAACTGGGATAGATATATGACAGCCGGTTCGCTCAGTAGATATATCCTTTGGAATAAACCAACATTCAAAGCATCTGTTAGTGATTATAAGAAGAGATTTAAATTAAAGTAATTTTTAATATATAGTTTTATAATATACTTTTTTAGAAATTAATACAAAATAATTAAAATATATGTATTAATAAAATGGATAAATTACCAGTAGTAGAAGAATATGTAGAAGAAATCAACCCAGAAAATTTGGAAGATGTTGATGAAGAAACTGGAGAGACAAACCCTAATTTTGTATATGATGGTGAGGAAGAGGTGATGCCAATACCAGAGAAGAAAGAACCATTATACCGCAAAGAGGATATATTTGTGAAAGCAAATCAACCAGAACCAACAAAACCTCCTAAAAAGAAAAGAGTATTAAGTGAAGAACACAAGAGAAAACTTGCTGTAGCAAGAGAGAAAGCATTAGCAACAAGGAGAAAAAATGCTGATGAGAAAAAAAGGATTAAAGAGTTAGAGAAGAGAGCAAAACAGAAAAAGACAAAAGAATTAGAAGATTATGTAGATGATAAACCACCACAACCAGTTCAAGAGAAAGTGGTAGAAAAGGTTGTAGAAAGAGAACCAACGATTACAAAAAAAGACCTAGAAGAAGCACAATTAGAAGCAATCATTAAATATGAAACATTACGAAAACAACGAAAAGAACAAAAAAGAAAAAAGGAAGATGAAGAAAAAAAGAAGATGGCAACCATCAACTCTGTTAGAAAAGCGACACAACCTAGAAATGTTTATTATGGAGAAAGTGGATTTTTTGATGATTGTTTCTAAAATTTTCTAAAATATATATAAATGGAAACTTTCACTTTGAGTGAATTAGGTGTATTTATAGGAGTAGTTGGTGGAATACTAACATCTGTGTTACTTACTATTCAAAAATCAAAATGCGATAATATAAAATGTTGTTGTATTGAATGCCATAGAAAACCAGAATTAAAGACAAACACATCACAGCCAGAACAAGTAATTAATCCTTAAGTTTAAATATAAATTATAAACCAATTTGGCAATAAAAGAGTATATAGGGATGCCAAAATGGTTTATAGTTTATAATTAACCATAAAAAGTATGACATCCTTTTATTGCCAATCTGGTATATTTTTATCTAACTATATATTATAATAATGAGTGTTTATGAGAAATCACAGAATAAAGGAAAAAAACGCAGTGATACTCCTACTGATAAAAGAATATGTAATTTTCTATATAGTATTATAAATGAAAAATATACACCTAAAAAAATATTAGACCCTTGTTGTGGTGATAGAAGACTGACAAATTTGTTTGATTGTAAAAAGATAAATTATGAAATTAAAGAAGGAAAAGATTTTTTAAAAGAGAAAAACAAGATAGATTGTGATTTTGTAATTATGAACCCTCCTTTCAATTTAGGCACTGGTAGAAAACTAGCCGTGGAGGTTTTTATGGATAAAGTGTTGGAATTAGTTGATAATGATATACCTATTATCTTAATAACACCAATGGGTTTTAGATTAAATCAAAAGATAAAGTCTAATAGATGGCGGAAAATTAGGGATAAATATCCACCAATAACAACTATCATATCATTACCATTAGATATATTTGAAGATACATTATATCATAGCGAAATAGTATGTTTTAATACAAATGAGTTAGAACCTCATTATTTTCTACCCTTATGAATATATTATCAAGTAAATTTGTAAATTATTGAAAATTGTTTTATCATAAGATTTTGTTTTTCCTTATATACCCCTATAAATTAAAAAACCATACGATAAATTTGATTTTTTTTTATGTAACATCCTCACCATTTTCTATGATAAAAAAAAATACCTATTTTTTAGATTTATTTTTGAATTAATTTTCTAATATATAATAAAATGAATGTATTAGAATTGTTTTCTGGCACTGGTTCTGTTGGAAAGTTATGTGATAAAATAGGTTGGAATAAAGTATCAGTTGATATGATATTACCAGCAGACCATCAAGTAAATATAATGGATTTTGATTATAAACAATATCCTAAAGATCATTTTGATATAGTATGGGCGTCACCTCCTTGCGTAGAATATAGTAGATTACAAGAATGTTTTATCAATAGAATGAGGAAAGGTGTATTATATACAAGGGAAATTCAAGAAGAAGAAATGAAAAAGGCAGATGTTCTTGTCAAGAAGGCATTAGAGATAATCAATTATTTTGAGCCAGAATATTATTTCATTGAAAACCCACAATCATCAAGATTGAAAGAGCGTCCATTTATGAAAAACTTGCCTTATTATGATGTTGATTATTGTATGTATAGTGATTGGGGTTACAAAAAAAGAACTAGAATATGGACTAATAAACCAAATTGGCATAATAAACTATGTGATGGAAATTGTGGAAATATTGAAAATGGAAAACATATAGCAAGAATAGGAACATCAAAAACAATAATAGATAATGGAAAAATAATTAGAGTTAATACAGCAAATTTGAGAAAAAAATATAAAGATTATAAGAATGTTAATAATATAAAAAATAAAGATACAACACAATTATCAAGATATAGAATACCAGAAGATTTGTTATTTAGTTTATTTCTAGAATAAAAATATTTTATCATAATAAATGGTTAAGAAAGTTAAAATTAAATATAAAGGTGAAACAAGAGAAGTTCCCGAAACATACCTCAAAGGACTTAAAGGATATGATAGAAGAAAACAAATTAAGAGTATATTTGAAGGCACAGATAGACCAAAAACAAAAGCACCAACAAAGAGGTCATCTTGGGTTGAGAAGTATGAAAAGAAATATGGTAGAAAGATAAGTGATAAACAATATTTATATAAAAATATTATCTCTAAAACTGGTGCTGAAAAAATAATTATGAAAGGAAAAGGTGCTTATTATTCCTCTGGCTCCAGACCAAATCAAACGGCATACTCTTGGGGATTATCTCGCTTGGCATCTGTTATTATGGGTGGTCCCGCAAGAAGAATTGATAAAGATATTTGGAATAAATTTAAAAAATAAAATTTTCTATGTATATAATAAAATGGAAGGAAAGAAGAAATCAGTGCCAAAGGTTCTAAAAGTTAATGATATTTTAGAGACAAACAAATATAAACCAATTCATACTCATCTACCACAACCACAATTTTTAACATTAATCATAGGTTCTGTGCGTTCTGGTAAGACTAACTATCTTATCAATGCTCTTAGAAATTCAAGTGACTTCTATGGAGAAGACTACTGGGACTATTACAAAATCATCTCTAATACATTGAATAACGATACAAAAGGAAAATATTTCAAAGATGCTTTTGATGATTGTGAAGACCATTATACTGATAAAATGATACAAGACCTTATAGCATCACAAAAAAAATATGATAGAGAGGAAATGCCAACGATGTTAATTTTATTAGATGACATCCTCTCTAGGGATTTCAAAAAAACAAATGATATAACATTCTTATGCTCCAAATTTAGACACTATGAAATGAGTATTTTTTTGACTACTCAATCATTCCGTAGCGTAGGAACCATCATAAGAAATAATGCCACAAATGTTTTAATATTTCGCCAGAATAATTCAAAGGAATTAGACAAGATAAAAGAAGAGTATAGTGAGTTGTGTGGGAGCGATGAATTATTTATGACATATTATAATCTAGCACACGACCAGCCTCATTCATTTTTATACATAGACGGACAACAGAACCCAGCACATTTTTATAGAAGACACGAAACACTCTTGGGTATTGGTGATAAAAAAATGATTGATGAGATGCCAAAAGAGAAACCATCCCCATTTCAAAAACAAAAAGATTTCACACCTAAAGATGTTAAAAAAGGTGATGATGCCAAAAAGGTTTATGTTATGGATGAGATGATGAAAGATGATTAATTTTCCTTTTTTTTTCAAGCAAATTTTTAAATATATTCATATAATAAATATGGATAGTTTTGGATACGATGCGGATGTTCAATCGGCAAATGAACGGGCTCAATTTATTAGAAGACAAAATGAAACGATAAATGAAGACAACCTAATTGGAGAGAAAGACGCACAACAAAAACAAACTGAAGATGATGTATTAGGTGATTTAAATTATGGTAAAGATACATTATCTAATTTGTTCTCTGGTTCTGGTATAAAGAGTGCGTATGAAAATAGACAATCAAGAATACAGAGAGACCTACGAAACGCAAAACAGAAGGCACAATCATCTAGACAACAATTAATAGAAGGTGGTGATACTCCTCCTATGAGTGGTGATACACCACCAGCAACTACTACACCAACAACCACTCCACCATCAAATACTACAACAGAAACACCAGACGATAGACCCCCTTTTGT